TAAAAGGTCTGACTAATGTCTGACTCGCTGGAGGAGATGTACATAAGACGTACAGAACTAAAGGCGCATGAAAGAGAATGTGCTTTGCGATACGAGTACATTGAAAAGCGTCTTGAGGAAGGTTCTGAAAAGTTCAAAAAGCTAGAAATGTTACTTTGGGGAGTCTATCCCTTCATGATCGTAACTATTGTAGCATCCAAATTTCTATGACCTATGCAGGGCGCAATCTTAGCTTTTATGTTGATAACCGTTATAGAAGGCAACGTAGCGCAAGGTTCAGAGCAGATGTTGTTTCGAGACATCCATCGTTGTCAGCAGTTTGCTTATTGGATTGAACATAATTGTAGAGACTCTCGTTGCAGAGGTGGTATCAAGCAACACAATATTACTGCATACTGTAAACCAGTAATGGCCGGGGCTAATCAAAAGTTTTGGGATTGACCATGAGTATATACAGCGGTCTGTTTTACATACATGAAGAAAAACGATTTGCGCGATGGGATGACTACATGGCGTTTTATCGTCAGCAACGGCTGAAAAAAAATGCCTAAGAAACTACAAGAAAATTCAATTTGGGCAAAATACGATCTAGATGCGGATGGAGTTGTGGACGACGAGGAACTCTCTCGCGCAACTCAGATGATTGAGCTGGATCTGCGCGAAGAAAAGCAAGATAGTCAGCGCAGAATAGCTTGGGTTGCGATGTCCTCTATGGTTCTTTACTCGTTATTGCCTTTGTTTCCTTTTGTCCCAGAAGAACGCCTTAGCACTCTTTCTGCTCTCTCCGACATGCTCTTCCTTTCACAAGCTTCGATTATAGGGTTGTACTTCGGCGCTACCGCCTACATGTCTCGCAAACCGTAGAGTTTTCCCGTGATATTTGAAAGTATAGTGGCCATAACCAGCGCTGTTTCGGCTATTAATGGTCTTTTTCAGCAAGTTGAAGAGGGTACTAAAAACGTCCAGACCTTGTTGGGTCAGCTTGGTGCTATCTCCTCTGGCATTGATAAGTACGAGATTGAAAGGCGCAACTCGCTAACAGCACCGTTAGATGGTGAATCTGCTATGAGACTTGCCGCACAAAAGGCTCGACTCGACAGGTATCATGAAAATTTAAAATTGTTAAGTAATATGAACTCGGATGCAGCTCGCGTCATTGATGCGTACTTTGAGGAGTTAGAGGCTCAAAAGCAGAGGCATCGCCAAAGCGTTAAAGAAGCAATTGAAAAACAAAAAAGAAGACGGCAAATGCTTAAAGATATTAGTCAATATGGAATTTTACTTGTTTTGGCAATTGCGGTTGCGGTAGTAACAGTTACTTTGGTGATTAAGTTGTTTGGTAAGGGGATTTAATATGGATATAGGGGCAGCAACACCCGTTAATCAAATCGCATGGCGACAAGTAGCCGAGCAGAAGTATCAGAGGCTCATGGACGACCTGCAAGTTGAAGAGCGCAGACAAAGAGTCGAACAGCTCAACACTACCCTGTACATTGCAAAAAATGGTAAAGTAGAAATGCAGCAAACAAGAGCTGTTAACAATATAAATTTTTTGGTGTAAACATGGGGTTTAAATTAAGTATTGGCTTGGGTATAGCTCTAGTCTTTTTGGCAGGGGCTTTCAAACTATACTATGACAAATCTCAGGCTGAATTGGATTCGTTCCAAATAAGGTTAGAACAATCCATTCAGAACCAAAAAACGCTCGAAGGCACTATTGAAGAACAAAACAGCAACCTGAAACAAACTATTGCAAACCATAAACTAATGGTTGCTCAAGTAGAGCGATTACAACGAGAAAACATGGAAGCGCAAAACGAGGTCATCGATATCAGAAAAAAGTGGTCTCGGCACTCATTGGATGCCCTGTCAGTCAGGAAGCCAAAATTGATAGAAAAGATAATCAATACTGGCACAAAAGAAGTCTTGAAAGATCTTGAAGAAATTACCAATCCCAATCAGTTTGATGAAGTTATTACTATTAGTAGCTCTACTGCTGGTTAGCGGTTGTTCAATGCTGGGTTCTGGTAGAGACATACCAGAGGTCCAGCCTGTAGAGGTTGTCACAGTGGTCAAGAAAGCGCCAATGTATCACCCTCCGCTGCCCAACAATATTGACCCTGTTCCTGTTGAGTGGACTGTGCTAAATGCTGAGTTAATGCAAGAGTATTTGGATGACTTGAACGAGGGCAACGCACCCACTAACGTCTGGTATGCGCTAACAACTAAGGGTTATGAAAACCTTTCTACCAACATGGCGGATGTAAAAAGATATTTAAGACAGGTTCTCAGCATTGTAAAGTATTACCGAGAATCGGATAAAGAAGAACAGGATGTAAAAGATGAACAATGATTTAAAAACTAGTCAGGAAGGCATATCTCTCATTAAGTCATTTGAAGGGTGCGAATTGACTGCGTATCGATGCTCAGCAAATGTCCCAACAATCGGTTTTGGCCATACCGCTGGTGTGTCGGATGGTGACACCTGCACGCAAGAAGAAGCAGAAACCATGCTGGCAGAAGACCTAGAAGAATTTGAGGACTACGTTAAAAACTACGTCGAATCGGAACTGCAACAAAACGAGTTTGATGCCCTTGTTGCGTGGACCTACAATCTCGGCCCAAAAAACCTATCTGAGTCTACTTTACTAAAAGAATTAAACGCTGGAAATCTGGAAGAAGTGCCTCGACAGATGAAGCGTTGGAATCGTGCTGGCGGCGAAGTGCTTGATGGTTTGATACGCAGGCGAGAAGCCGAGTCGCGGCTATTCAAAGGAGAGGCTTGGGAGGGCGTTTAGTTGTCGGAAATCAGTCTCAAAGACTTTGATATTCTGTCTCAACAAGATCAGGCCGAAGCTGTTGCTTTGCTTGATCGATACGAACAGTTAAAAAAACAAGAGTCTTGCCAGCAGGACTTTATTAGCTACGTCAAACATTTGTGGCCAGACTTCATTGAGGGACGACACCACAAGATTATTGGTGAAAAGTTTAACCGTATCGCGCAAGGCAAGCTCAAACGATTAATAGTTTGCTTGCCTCCAAGACATTCAAAGTCAGAATTTGCTAGTACCTACTTCCCTAGCTGGATGATGGGGTTGCGTGGGAACTTAAAGATTATACAAACCACACACACAGCAGAACTCGCTGTAAGGTTTGGTCGTAAAGTGCGTAACATAATCGACAGCCAAGATTATCGACACATCTTTCCAGACACGCGATTAGAGGCAGATAACAAATCGGCTGGCCGTTGGACTAGCAACCAAGAAGGTGAATTCTTTGCAGCTGGTGTCGGTGGCGCCATTACAGGTCGAGGCGCAGACTTGTTGATCATTGATGACCCGCACTCAGAACAAGACGCTATGTCTCCTACCGCAATGGAGTCGGCGTATGAGTGGTATACGTCTGGACCTAGACAGCGTTTGCAGCCCGGAGGAATTATCATCATTGTCATGACTAGATGGTCTACCAAGGATCTGGTTGGCAAGGTTTTAAAAAAACAAGGTGATGAAAACGCTGACAAGTGGGAGGTCGTTGAGTTCCCTGCAATCATGCCTGAAAGCGACACTCCGCTTTGGCCTGAGTTCTGGAATAAAGACGAGTTGTTATCTGTCAAAGCGTCTTTGCCAATAGCTAAATGGAACTCTCAATGGCTACAAAACCCAACCGCAGAAGAAGGCTCTATTGTAAAACGAGAGTGGTGGAACCTGTGGGAAGGTGATGTGCCTGCCTATTCTTATGTTATTCAAAGTTATGATACGGCGTTTAGTAAAAAAGAAACTGCTGACTATTCAGCCATAACCACTTGGGCAATATTCAGTCCTGCTGACGGGGAAGCTGATCAAATTATTTTGTTAGACGCAAAACGTGTGCGAGTTGACTTTCCAGAGCTTAAAAAACTAGCTTGGGATGAATATAAATATTGGGAACCGGACTGTGTTTTGATTGAAGCCAAGGCCTCTGGAACGCCATTGACTCAGGAGCTAAGACGTATGGGCATTCCTGTTACGGCGTATACACCAAGTCGCGGACAAGATAAGATTGCCAGAATGAATTCTGTGGCGCCAATTTTTGAGTCTGGAATGGTTTGGGCAACAGAAGACAATTTTGCTGATGAAGTGATTGAGGAAATGGCCTCTTTCCCCTATGGCGACCATGACGACTATTGTGACTCGGCTACGATGGCGTTAATGCGTTTCAGGCAGGGCGGCTTTGTTGCGCTCAACGAAGACTATGCAATGGAGGCAGACTTATTGCCTCGCAAGCGTGTAGTCTATTATTAACTGATGGTAAACTGAGAAGCTATGGCTATTGAAAAACGTGAATTAGGTACACAAGACGATCCAGATATTGCTGTGACTGGTAACGCAATTGAGGTTTTTCCAGAGCCAAGCAGGGAAGACCAGATACGCGAGGCTGCAGAAATACTGGTTAATGAAGAAGAAATCTTAATTCCAGACGAGGAACCTGAAGAAAAGCCTGCTGGCCAGCCGCAAGCTTTTGACGCTAATCTTGTCGATTCGATAGATGATAGCGAGTTGCAAAGTCTGTCTAGTGACATTCTGTCTAGTATACGCTCAGATAAAGACTCAAGGGGCGAGTGGGAAAAGACTTATGTCGATGGTTTAAAGTATCTGGGCATGAAGTTTGATGAGTCCAGATCCCAACCGTTTGAGGGATCAAGCGGCGTAATCCATCCCATACTGGCAGAGGCTGTTACGCAGTTTCAAGCTCAAGCTTACAAGGAAATGCTTCCCGCAAAGGGACCAGTAAAAACTCAACTGATAGGCGCCAGAACCGCTGAGACAGAGGCTCAAGCTGATCGAGTTCAAGAGTTCATGAACTTTTACATTATGAATGTAATGCAAGATTATGATCCAGAATTAGACATGCTTTTGTTTTATCTGCCGCTTGCAGGAAGTGCGTTTAAAAAGATTTATTTTGATACTGTCCTAAACAAAGCTGTCGCAAAGTTTATATCACCAGAAGACTTGATCGTGCCTTACGAAGCCTCAGATCTTTCTAGCGCAGAAAGAGTTACTCATTCAATTAACATGTCGCGCAACGAAATCAAAAAGCAGCAGTTGTCTGGTTTTTACGCGAATGTAGAGATCAAAGAAAGTTCGTATGCAGCAGACGATTCGGATATCCAAAAAGAAATAGATGAAATAGAAGGGCTTGGTCCTTCTTATGCGGAAGAAAGGGACCATACGGTCTACGAGGTTCACACCATTCTCGACCTTAAAGGCTTTGAGGACGTTGGAGAAGACGGAGAACCAACTGGACTGAAGCTGCCTTATATCGTAACAATAGACGAGTCGTCCCAGACAGTCTTGTCTATTAGAAGAAATTACAACGAAGCAGATCCTTACAAAAACAAAATCAATTATTTTGTGCAATATAAGTTTTTGCCCGGATTAGGATTTTATGGCTTAGGACTAAGTCATATGATTGGCGGTTTGTCTAAAGCCTCGACATCGATACTACGGCAGTTGATTGACGCGGGGACTTTGGCAAACTTGCCTGCTGGCTTCAAGGCCAGAGGCATGCGGATTAGGGACGAGGATGAGCCTTTACAGCCCGGAGAGTTCCGCGACATAGATACTACGGGAGGATCTCTCAGAGAAAACCTTATACCGCTGCCAATAAAAGAGCCTAGTAACGTCTTGATGTCGTTGCTAGGGCTGTTGGTTGAATCAGGAAAGCGGTTTGCTGCAATCGCGGATACCAACATAGGTGACATGAATCAAGCCATGCCTGTTGGGACAACGGTTGCTCTTTTAGAACGTGGAACCAAAGTAATGAGTGCGATCCACAAAAGATTGCATTATGCACAGAGAATTGAGTTCCAATTGCTGTCTAAGGTCTTTGCTGATTATCTGCCTCCAGAATACGCTTATGAAACTGGAACTGGTCCTAGAGAAATAAAACAGGGCGATTTCGATGAACGCATAGATGTTATTCCGGTATCAGATCCTAATATCTTTAGCCAAAGCCAACGCATAACACTTGCTCAAGAGCTGTTACAGATGGTGCAGTCTAATCCGCAGGTGCATGGACCAAACGGCATCTATGAAGCGTATAGGCGTATGTACGGGGCTTTGGGAATAGACAACGTAGAGAGTTTATTGCAGCCACCCCCAGACATGACGCCTAAACCAATCGATGCTGGTTTAGAAAACTCTGGATTTTTAATGGGACAACCTGCACAAGCTTTTGAAGGTCAGAACCACAGGGCGCATGTAGACGCTCACAGAGCTTTGTTTCTGACCCAAGTGGTAAAAGAAAATCCACAGTTACAATCTTTAATAATTAGTCACATCATGCAACATTTGCAGTTTTTGGCTACAGAGTTGGCGCAACAGCAAATTCCGCCACAACAAATGCAACAAATACAACAGGCTCAACAACAGCTACAGCAGTTGCCTGCGGATCAACAACAACAAGTTTCGCAGCAGATACAACTAACAATGGATCAGTTTGCTGCACCAATTATGGCTCAGCTGACACAAGAGTTGTTGCAATCAATAGGACAAGGCAACGACAGCGATCCGTTGGTTCAAATAAGACAGGCTGAACTTGAGTTGAAAGACAAAGAGCTTGATCAAGAGCAAACGCAATTTGAGTCAAAACAAAACCAAAGAGCGCAAGAGAAATTGTTAGAGAACGAAATACAGAAAGACCGCATGAATGTGCAAAAAGAAGTTGCTGATGATAAGCTTGATGTCGCTTTGCAAAGACTGGATCAACAAGCAGAATTCAAGCTCATGGAGCTTGGCCAAAAGATGCAAGGTAATTAGGAGATAAAATGACGACTAGTTATAGATTAGAAGCTATAAAAGAATTAAGAGCGCAA